GGACTTGGCCGTGATCCTGACCGCCGAGCCGAACGTGATCTCCGCACGGATCACGGAGCGCGGCGCCACACATCGCTGGCACCTCGACCCCACCGGCCCGCGCCGCGAGGTCGACCTGTACCGAGACGCCGCGGCCTACCTGATGAGCCGAGGCGTCACCGTGCTGCTTCTCGACAACGGCGCCTACACCCCATCGGACGTAGCTCGGCGAATCGCCGACGCCATACCGACCCTGCCGCTAGCCTCGGTCCCCTCCCTCGCCCCTTCAACCCCTCAAGGACCATGAGCGGAACGACAGCTACACCCGTCATCGACACCCACGTCATCCTCCGCGACGGCGACAAGATCCTTTTTTCTCAGCGGGGCGGCCCATACGGCTACGGCCGCTGGCACATGCCTTCAGGGAAACTCGACCAGGGTGAGCCCTTCTCAGAGGGCGCTGCCCGAGAGCTGTTCGAGGAAACCGGCATCACTGTCGCCCCGAGCGACCTTCGGCTCGTTCACGTCGTGCACCACCGTCAGGACGACGAGGTGGAACGTATCGGCCTCTTCTTCGAAGCCCTCGAATGGGAAGGAGAGCCCATCAACAAGGAACCGGACAAGTGCCTGGCGCTCGACTGGTTCACAGTCCACGACTTGCCGGACGACATCATCGAGTACCCACGGGCTGGCCTGCTCGGCTACCTGGAGGAGTCCAACAACCTTCTCACTGAGCACGCTTGGCAGCAGTAACCCCACCAGATTGGCGCCCCCGCCCTTCTGAGAAGCGGCAGTTGACGTAACGGATTCGTCGACTGCCGCGTCTCTCAGAGTGACCACGGCCTTGGAGCGGGCCCCGGATTCTTCATGGGAGACCTGCACGTGACCGACGAGTCCTCGTCCCGTTCCACCACCGCCACGAAACACCCCCACATGTGGGTCGTCGCCGCCGAAATCCTCGTCGAGGAGGCTGTTGCCCGCGTAGCGGACTTCCGCGGCTCCTTCAAGACGAAGACCGAGCAGCGCATCGACGCCCTGGACACCTACTGCAAGAGCTGCCGCCGCCCCTTCGCCGAGGTCTCCGGGGAAAACTGCGAAGCCCTCGTCGACAACCGGCACTTGATCGGCGGGGACCAGTCCGTGCGCGCGAAGCGCAAGCCCGCCCCGACCCCGCCCCCGGGCGCGAAGCTCGTCAAGGGCGGCACCTACAGCCGGTACGGCCTCAAGGCGTACGTCGCCGGTGTCTCCCGCCCACACATGTAAGACCCGGTCGGTGACGACGCGACGTTAACCAGGAGGCGTTCCTAGCTTCCGCCGGGTGAACACGACACCCAAGGACAATCCCGGCCGCCACCGCGCCGGGGCGCGGCTCGCTCGCGAACTTGCCGGGCTGCTCCTGGTGGCCGCCGGGATGCTCGGCCTCGTCACCGCCGCGTTCGCCACCCACCGCCTCGTCGGCACCGGCCTGGTCGCCCTGGTGCTCCTCTGCTTCGGCACGTGGACGCTGTATCAGCGCCCCCGTCCGAGCCGGACGGCGCTCAGGGCCGGCACCTTCTGCACCGTCGCCGGAGCGGCTCTCGGGCTGGCCGTCATATGGACGCTCACCCCCATCGGTGGCCTCGCCGCGGTGTCCGCGCTCGGCGTCGGTGCGGGCCTGTGGCTGACCTCGGGTGAGGTGCGCTGATGGCCGGCCGCCGATTCCTGCCCGCGCTGCGCTCCCTGCTCACGAGCACCTCGCAGCCTCCCGAACCTGAGACGAAAACGATCTCCTGGTCCGGGGGTGCGTACACGTCGACGATGTACGCCGGTACCGGCAACGTCTGGGGCACCGAGGGCCGCGCGGACGGCTGGGACATGGACCGCGTCATCACCGACGGGTACGAGCGCGTCGTCTGGGTGTTCAAAGCCATCGACACCATCGGCAAGCACGCCTCGCGGCTCCCCCTGGAAATCGGCCGTGGTCTCACCGAGGAAGGCGAGTTCGAGGAGACCTTCCCCGACCATCCGCTGTTGCGGCTCCTGAACGGGCAGGCGAACCCGCTGGAAACCGGCCCGATGTTCCGCAAGCGGCTCTCCGCGCAAATCCTGCTGTCCAAGCGGGGCGCGTTCGTGGAGAAGACCCGCAGTCGTGCCGGCACCCTCACCCGTCTCGACCTCCTCCCTCCCGACAGGGTCCTGCCCATCCCGGATCCGAAGGGCGACTACCTCTCCCACTTCGAGTTCACGACCCGCGAGGGCGTCATCCGTGAACTCCCGCCCGAGCGGGTGTTGTGGCTCCGCGACCCCCACCCAACTGACCCTTTCAGCGGCATCACTCCCCTGGAGGCCGCCGGGATCAGCGTCGACCTGGACCATCTTTCGCGGCTCTACAACGTCATGTTCATTAAGAACGACGCCCGCCCTGGCGGGGTGATGGCCGTCGACGCGACCACTCTCAACCCGCAGGAGATGGACCGGCTTGAGTCCCGGTTCCTACCGGGGGCGGAGTTCGCCGGGCATCTGTCGGTGATCGCCGCCGGGCCTGGCGGCATGAGTTACGTCGACACTGCGGCCAAGCCGCGCGACATGAACTACGAACACGCCTCCGCCAACTCGAAGTTGGAGATCCTCGCCGCGTTCGGCGTACCCGAGTCCGTCACCGGAAACGCGTCGGGCCGCACGTTCGACAACGCCGAGCAGGAGGAGCTCGGGTTCTGGCTGCACACCGAACTCGGCCACCTGGAACTCATCGCCAACGCGTTCGAGAGGGACGCCGGCGACGACATGCGGATGCGCTACGACACGTCGACGGTCGAAGTGCTGGAGTTGCCCCGGCGGAAGCGGCGCGCGGAGGCCCGCGAGGAATGGAACGCCGGCCTCATCAGCATCGACGAGTACCGCAAGCTCGCCGGGTTCGCCCCGTACGCCAACCCCCACACCCGGGCCCTGTGGATCTCCCCGCAGAAGGCGCCGGTGCCGTTCGTGCCCGGCGACGCGACTGCGCTCGGTATCTCCGCTGGACCGGAACAGGGTGGCGGCGGGACCGGGGGCATCCCGGGTCCGAACGCCCCGCAGCAGCCGGGCCAACCGCAGGGTGACGGGGCCGCGGCGCAGGCGGTGGCCGAAGCGCTCGGCGAGACCCCAGACAGCGCCGGGGGCAACGGCCAGGGTCCGGCTGCCGCGGCCGTGCAGGAAGCCAGCGCCGCCGTGCAGGAGGTCCAGCCGGGCGCAGCGGCGGCCGCCGTCGAGGAGGCCCGCGCTGGCGCGGACGTCATGCCCGAGGAGGGACCTGCGGCGGCCGCCGTCGAGGAGGCGCGGCGCATAGAGTCCAAGGCCTTGCCCATGGTCACCGAATTCAGCGTCGCCGACGGGAACTTCGACCAAGCCCGCACCGCCGTGGAGGCCGCGCTCGCCGCGCTCTTCGCGCGCCAGGAGGGCGTCATCGCCGCGCGCCTTCGATCGCCGAAGGCCCGCAAGGGCACCCGCTACTGGCTCGACGACGGGCCGTCCGATACTCGCGGCGGCAGCAAGCCCATGGACATGGACAAGGTCGTCGGCGCGGAGAAGTGGCAGGACGAGGTCATCACCACGTTGACGCCCGTTCTGACCCGCCTCGCGGCGATGGTGGCAAAGGACGCGGCGGATGCTTTCGGCAGCAGCGTCGACGGAGGCGCGTCGGCCGGCATCGGTGCCGCCGTGCTGACCGCGGCGGCCGTGGCTGCCGACACGATGCGCGCCTTCCACCGCTTCCTGGAACTGACGCTCGACGAAGCCCAGCAGGCTGGCGCCAACCTCAACGCCTTGCTCGGCACCGTCGCGGAGATGTTGCAGGGCGAGGAGTCGACGCACGTCATCGGCAACATCGCAGAATCCGCCGCCACTGCCACCGTGAACGGCGCTGTCGACGCCGTGGCGACCGCCACCGGCCCGGACATCGAGCGTACGTGGCAGACCCGCCGCGACGACCGTGTCCGTCCCGCACACGCTGCGGCGGAGGGCGTCACGATGCCCGTGAAGCAGCCCTTCGAGATGGAGGGCTGGCCGGTGCGGTTCCCCGGTGACCCGCTCGCCCCCCGCTCACTGACCCTGAACTGCCGCTGCCTTCTGCGCTATCGCACTGCGCCAGCGAGCCCGCGACGCTAACCACCCTCGGTGTGCATGGTCCGCCGCATGCCGAACCGGATCATCAACGCTCTCGCCTCAGTCTTCGAGACCAAGCGCGCCCGCCGACCGTGGCGGGAGGAACTCCACCCTCGCGACTCGAAGGGCAGGTTCATCGAGACCGGCGGCATCGCTCGTATCTGGGGTGGCGGCTTCGCCCGCGTCGTACGGGCCCTGTCCCAGACGAAGGTTCAGGTCTCCGACCTGGACGGCGGCAACGCGAGGCCCATCCAGACGTCCCGCCTGACCATGGTCGCCCGCCCGGACGGCACTGCCCCCACCAAGAGCAAGGAGAAGGTGCAGGCGGAGGAGGAGCGGCGGGACGCCGACCCTCGCCGCGGTGACGGCGTCGGCGCCGACGACAACGGTGACCCGACCTCCTCGGACGCTCCGCACGATACGGACGACGAGGGTGAGCCGATCGGCGAGGACGACCAGGAGGAGCCCAAGGACGAGGAGGAGCCGAAGAAGGCTCCGCGGTTCGCCAGCGTCGTCGCGGCCCGCAACCACCTGGAGTCGGGCGCCAAAGATCCGCGCTGGCAGCGGCCGCCGCGCACCCACAACGGGGTGCACCTGCGGGGGGCTTCCAAGCAGGAGCGGGCCCAGGTCCGTCTCGACACTTACTCGGCCACCCGCGGCATGGACTTCGCCCGGACGTCGCAGCTCTCGTCCGACGGCAACTTCCTGGTCACCCGGCATGGCAACGGCAAGTGGGACGTGTACCACGTCGGGTCGGGCACGATCATGACCCACCAGGCCGGGTTCCGCTCCAAGCCCGACGCCTTGCACTTCGCCAACGAGTTGGAGGGCGCCCGCGACGAGCGTGGTCGCCCCTTCGACTGGGACGCGCCGTACGCCGCCGACCGGCTCGGCATGGCCGACGGCCGGGACG